AACATATATTAATGAAATCAATACTTACGCTGTCAATCAATCCAAATGGAAATCAATTCAAGAATGGTGTGATGACAGATTAATTAAGTTCCGTGTTATCACCGAATCCGAATTAGGTATCAAGTAATGGCAGAAGGATTTGGGCAATATGTAGGATCAACAGCAAGACTTAGAAAACTTCGTGAAGAGGTTAATAAACTTGATATAAAAGATCCTGAAGATATAATGATTTTAATTATGGATATCTTTACAGAAAAAGTTTGGATACCAGAAGTCGGAAAGTTTTACACCTTTGTTTATAATCCAAAGACTCCCAATATTGAATACGATCAACACCCACTGATTGCTTGCACTGAAATTTATAAATGGGGATTCAAAGCGATCAATTTTCATTGGAGAGAATCGAGAAATTATACCTGGGAAGAATTAGCAGGACAACTTCACATCGTTAAATACGAAGAACTTGACGAACTTTTATCCTTACAGTATGCAAAATTCCGTCTAAATAAGTAAAAAGACCCTATCTAATGGCAGGAACATACGGAGAACCTGGTAAAAACCCATTCACTGTTAAAGGTGTCGGAGGTATTTTATCACCTGTCGTGAACGATACAACCGGAGTAACGCAAATTTATAGACAAGGTGCATTAAACACATATCAAAGTTTAGGTACATACAATCCATCAACCAAAAAATTTACTCCCGCATCAAATTTATCGGAAGCAGAAAGAAAAGCTTTATCCAGTGAGAGTGGATTATTGCAAATAAAAAACTCTGCAGCAACAACTGTATCTAAGGGAGTTCAAGATGCCGGAGGAAGTGCAGATGCAGGACAAACAAAAGCATCCCAATTAATATCAAAAAATAATGCTACAACTTCTGAAGCAGAAACGCAATTAAACGCACAACTTTCAGAAGAAACTAAAGGCACTAGAAATGAATTTCCAGGTAAAGGAGGAACAAATCCTTTAGTGTATCCAATAACGTTAAGATCAAAAAATCAAGACGTAATTAAATTTAGAATGATAAAGTATTCACCAAAGAAACTTGATCAAAATAATAAAGATAAAGACTTATCTCCATACGAACGAAGAAGAAAAGTCACTGATGAAATAACAATTGGAACAGTAATTCTCCCCATTCCATCTGGAATTAGTGATTCAAATGCTGCGAGTTGGTCATCAAATGAAACAGGAATTTTTGGTTCTCAATTATATAATATCGCAAATGCATTTATAACACAAGGAGGAGACGCTGCTTCAAAGGCATTAGAAGCAGCTTCAGGTGGAGTTCAAAACAATTCAAACGATGTTAAAACCGCATTATCAAATGCATTTGTAGAATCAGCATCTCAAACAACAAATATGCTTTCAAGAACAAAAGGTGCTGTATATAATACAAATATGGAATTGTTATTTAACGGTCCATCACTAAGACCATTTACTTTTATTTTTAAATTATCAGCAAGAAGTGAAAGAGAAGCAACAGAAATAAGAAAAATTATTCGCTTTTTTAAACAAGGAATGGCACCAATTAGAACACAATCTCAACTATTTTTAAAAGCACCTCATACATTTCAACTTGATTATCTTCACAGAGGAAAACCTCACGATTACTTAAATAGATTTAAAGAGTGTGCCCTTCAATCATTTTCTGTTGATTATACCCCAGAAGGACAATACGCAACTTTCTATGATGGCGCAATGGTTTCATATCAAATCACAATGCAATTCCAAGAACTAGAACCAATTTTCAATGATGATTATGGTAATGCACAAAACGCACCAGATACAGAAATAGGTTACTAAAATGCCAACATATTTCCGCCAAGTTCCTAATTTCGATTACGTTAGCAGACTACCTGATGCTAAGATATCTGATTATGCTCCCGTAAAAAATCTATTCAAAAAAGGAAAACTTAGAGAAGATATTTTTCAAGACTTAGCGTTCTTCACTAAGTACAAAATCAATGGTGACGACCGTCCAGATAATGTGGCATTTGAAGTTTATCAGGATTCAACATTAGATTGGTTAGTCCTTCTCTCCAATAATATTGTTAATATTCAAACTGAATGGCCTATGACTCAAATTGCATTTGATGAATATATGTTATCAAAGTACGAAACTTATGAAACTCTTTATAGCGGCATTCATCATTATGAAACAAGCGAAGTAAAGAATAGTCAAGATGTCATAATTGTACCAGCAGGTCTTGAAGTTTCATCTCCATATTCAGTGAATTACTACGATTATTTTACAAGCAATCAAGTGAATAGTGGAAACATTGCAACACCAGTCACTAATTATGAATATGAAGAGAAAAAAGAAAATGATAAAAGAAATATTTTCCTACTCAAGGGTAGATATTTAAATGTAGTTCTTGATGATATGGGAGATATTATGCCATATAAAAAAGGGTCCTCACAGTATGTTAGTGAGGACCTCAAGAAAGGTGATAATATCAGACTTTATTCTTGATCAATCTTCAGCAAGACGCTGGAAGTAGGCAAGAGCATCATCTTCATCCTCATCAACTTCCTTAGTAACCACAGGGAGTGAAGGAGACTTGGAACGAGCATAAGACTCTTCCAGTTCCTTTACGACAGCACTTTCTTTGCTTTCAGTGTAGTTGTCATACTCAGTCTCTTCCTCAACGGAAGACATACGGGGAGTGCCTTTCTGTCCCAGAACATACTTCATACGCTTTTCAAGTTCTTCATAGGACTTGAACTGATCAGGAGCAGTGATTGCAGTTAGAGAATACTCTTTCTTCCACAGTGCTTCCAGAGCATCATCGTCGTCCAGAAGAGGTTCGACAGAACCAAACTCAGACTTATCGTAGTTCCAGTAACCATCCTTCTTCACAATCTTCAATTTGAAGTTTGCCCCCTGCCAGAAGTCAAAAGGATTGATGGGGGTCTCATCCTCAAATTCAGGTTGCATTGCTTCCATAATCTTATCAAAGATTTTCTTACCATACTTAAACAGGAAGACTTTACCTTCGTTTGCAGGATTTGCAGGATCTTTTACAACATAAATGTTGCTATAATAGTTAAGTTTACGCTTCTGCTTACGAACAGTTTCCTTGTTTGCTTCAGTTCCGCTGTTCCACAGTTCACGATTGTATTCACCCAGAGGATCTTTCTGACCAATAGTAGTCAAAGAGTTCTCAATGTACCAACCACCAGGGCCCTGGAAGGCATGGGAATACATTTTTGCCCAGGGAAGGTCTTCACCTTCGGGGGCAGGAAGGAAGCGGATGACTGCAAAACCATTGCCAGTCTTATCCATTTCAGGTTTCCAGAGACGCTCATCTGCGCCACTAGAAGTTGTGCTCATCTTCTCTACTTCTTTAACCAGTTTCTGTGTAAGAGAACCCAGAGAAGATTGCTTCTTAAGATCTTTAAAAGACATTAGATTACCTCGTATTTGTGCGGATTTGGCTTTTGTGTACTTTGTTATTCTACAGGTCGGAACCTGTCTTGTCAATCTGTGTTTTCATCACCTCAAGCATTTTAGACATATTCGAAAAAATAATATTCATATCAACACCAGGAGGAAGTCCCATCATTGAAGCGGAGTCTGAAATGCGTTCTTTCATTTCTTTTGCTTCAGGATCATCAGACAGACTCATACGAGTATACAAAACCTGTTGCTTGCTCAATAATTTTTCAAGAAGATTGACGTGATGAATTTTATCTTCCCTCGTCATTGAAGGGAACTTAAAAACACTTCCATAAATTTCTTCTTGGAGTTCAGAGATTTCAGTCATCTCTGCACGGACAAATTCAGAATCAAAAAAACTCATGCGTCTCCCAAAATAACTTCCTTTAAAATACTTTTATAACGCGATACATTAATATTTAGAAATGGATTATACTTTTTGATTTTACGACTGACGGTTTCCCACACCGGGTCTTTGAGTTTCTTATCAAATGTGTTCCCGTACAGGAATATTCTATCGTAAATCACCATAGTTTCTAGGCTAATTTTCCCGCTCAGGAACTTTTTCAGAACAGGTGGATGTCCTTTAGAACAGTTGAATACTTCTTCAAACTTATGTTCTTCAAATAAACTTTGCGTTTCTTCTTTAAAGATGTAAGACAGTGACTGGACTTTCTTTTGCCATTGCTGATATCTTCCTTCACCTTCTTTTATCATTTCACCAATCCAAATTGTTTCTGGATTGCTAGAAGAAACAAAGTTTGCAACAAAGAACTCTACGACTTCTTGGTCAGATTTATTTCTTGCAAACTTTTCAAACCACATTCTATCTTTACGCTTATAGAATGACTGAACGGTTGCTCTTACTTTTTTATTGTACTTAAAGTAATCATAGGAATCTTTTGTGAAGTGATTCTTCAGAGCAAGGTATTCACGATAAGCATCAAATGGAGCCATCAAAAAATTAATTTAGCGCGGGATGTTTTCTTTAGAAAATTAAGTTCCATTGCTTCGTATTTAATCTTCTCTTTTAATGGTTTTGAAATCAGTTTAGGAACAGATTCCACATCGATGTTATTCTGTTCGCAGAAATGAATAATCGCTTCGATGTAACTCATCTCAACATTAGTCTGCACTAACTTTTCAATCTCTTGTGCGAATCTTGCTGGGCAAAAAAATTTGCTCTCTAGAACCTTCTCTAATTCATTCTCCATCTTGCCTAGTATTGTGACGTACAAATTCTTTAATATAACGAACTAATAACTTAATATAATCCCCTTTGTTTCTTTTGTCAAATACTTTTACTTCACCACCAGGAGTTACCATAATGGTGATAAGTTTTAC